CATTTTCCTGAAACCCTACTGTTCCAGCTGGCATTGAAATTACACCCCCTAATCCGGGAGGGATGATAGCATCTTCTACGACTGTAGTTAGTGCGCCATTGCCTTGTGTTGAATTTACTATTGTCGATCCTGCCGTTGATTTTGCTTCACTTAGTAGCTGGGTTTTTTTTCCAAATATTTGAGCTGACATAAACGTTTTACCTAGAGTTTTTAATTCGTCAGGTTTTAATTCTAGAAATGGATTATTTTTTTCTCGTTTTAATGATTCATCTTGCATGGATTTTTGTAATGCTGATATTACTGCAAAATTATTTTTTAAATCAGTGCCTTCTAACATCATCATGATTTTCAGGTCTTGCAAAACTTGTAACTGTTGCGCGGCTATTTCATTAGTAGTTCGCGTATCATGTTCGTCAGCTTTCATTATTTTAGCAATATCTTCTGAATCAGCATTTACTGATTTTAACGCACTCATTAACTCATCACCAACTAACGTGAAATTAATCCCATCCATTCCAGCTTCTTCTAACAGTTTCTTCTTCTGTAATGCTCTCGATAATGTAGCCTCGTCTGTTCCTAGCAACTCAGACATTTGACGTCTAGCAATTAAATTGGTACTTAAAACATCGCCTTCTTGTTCTAGTATAGTCTTCAATATATCAGCTTGATCTGATGCTTTCCCTGCAATAGTTGCTTGTCGATACGCATCTGTCAAACTCTTGCCTCGCAAATTTGCTTGAGCTTTTTCATTTCCTACTAATCGACGTCCACTTAAAAGTTGATATTCTAACTCTTGTCCAATGCTTGATTCAATATTTAAAAGGGTATCACCTGTTTTAGCCATTTGTGCTAATGAAAATCCTAGTTGTTTAGCTTTAAGTGATGCAACCTCAAGCTCGCCTGGTATGCGACCAAATTGTAATTGAACATCTGCAGTAGTTTGTGCAATGTCAGATACAATTGAATTAAAGACTCCAACTGTACCCTTAGGATCTAATGCTTTGGCAATTTCATCTGCTACTTGTATTTGAGTAGCTGCATTCTTGCCTGTTTGTGTAGCGTATGATGAATATGAATTTGCTAATTCTTCTGATAGGCCTAACTGTGTTTGTAATACATGTTGAGTAGCAATTAATCCTTGATATGTTGTATTATTTTCTTTGTCTAATTGATTAACCGTTGGTATTAACTTGTGTATTGAGCCAGCATACTTATTTGTTTGATCGTTTGTAATACCTAGATTTTTACCTATTTTTTGAAAACTATCTGCTAATTTTGCAGCTGATATACTATTAACTCCGAATGTTTTATTTATAGCCGAATTTCGGATTTCTAAAACAGACATTGATTTATTTATTTCATTGATGGATTTAGCTAAAAATTCATTGGTTTGAATTACTTTATCTAATCCTCGAGATATTTTACCGGCTATTGACAGTCTCGCATCCATACTGTCAACTGCATTTAATAATGCATCGACGGATAATTTAGCAATCCGAGTTAAATTTTCTAAATCAGCTAGTGCTTTTTTACCATCATCAAATATATCACTATGCCTAGGTTGATGCTTTAATCTATTTATAATATGTGAAGTATTGTGCTGCATATACATTTCAATTTATTATAAATATTAACGTGTGGGTTTTCTGGTTTTTCTGCGTTCTTCAATTTCTTGTTTGATGCGTTCTTCCTCATCTTCCCGGTCGCGGTGCATTTTATTGATTTTACTTATATAAAATTTACGCAAAAATATTGGCATTGTGTAAATGGTGTCCCAGTCCCATCGACCGTCACCCCACCAAATTAGGTTGAATATTGATTCGTGTAGTTGTACTCGGTCTTCTGGTTTAAAACCAAAAAAGGTCTGTTCCAATTGGAAATGTTGATTGGAAGACGTCTCCTGTTTCGTCTTCAAACTCATACGAAGTAATTAAGCCAGGTACATTTTTCATTACATGTGTTCGAAATGGCTTTGCATCGCGGGATAAAAAATCATAGCGTATAAATTCTTCAATCTCTGCTGTGGATCTAGTGTCATTAACCTGTGTAATTATTTGACTCAATAGGTCCGATACCGTAATATCAGTAGCTGGATCATATGCTAGGTATGAATATTTTATGGTAGTTTGATCTGATACTTGGTATATGATTTCGCCTTCGGTGTCAGATTGCCAATCAATGTCTTTGTATTTTAACTCATCTAATTTAACAACTCGCTCTAGTTGTTTGCCAGTTTTTGGCGATTGAACTAGTACTGGATAATCAGCTCCATATGCTAATATTCGAGCTTGGATAATCAATGCATCTTTATCGCACGGTGCAATCTCACTCACAGCTACCGGAGTAACAATTAATGCTTCAAGCAATTTGTCAAACAATATTTGTTCGCGAATATATGATGTATTTGTTAGTATGTCCTCATCATATGCCGTCATGTGACGCATTTCAATTGTTCCATCGCTTAATGGATGTGTAGTTGGATAAACACGACCTTTACTAACAAGTTGTATAACTACTGATGGTAATTTGCTTTTTTGCTTGTTTTCGTATTGTTGGCGAGCTAGATTGATTATGTCCTGGTTGCCGATTCTGTCTGTTACTTTTGTCATTTGTTTCCTTTATAACTTATTTAATATAAATATACGTACAGTAAAAAAAGGGGCCGGAAAGCCCCTTATTACAATATTTTAATGATTAGAAGTTTAAGAATGCCCAATCGTAACGAAGTGTCATTTCAATGTTGACAACTTCTTCACTGCCCCAATCCAAAGATCCAAAATTTGATTCTGTGATAAAGGCACCATTCAAGATCCATTCTTCAATAACCTCGCCTAATGGAGATAATTGATTGATGCGTATTAATTTTTTATAGAAAGATGAATATCCATCGCGACCTGTTGCTGATTCATGATGCAAACGAACCCATTCCATTACTGATTGAGCTCCGGATGGTACAATTGCATCATACAATGTTACTGAGATAGTATTCCATTGAGTTTTACCTTTAACGTAACGTTTAACGTTGATATGGTCTAATGCAATTTCTCCATTTGTTAGTGAAGGCTTTGCACTTGCTTTAATTAAATACGCCGGAATATCATCAATATACATTATAAATTGATGAGCTTTTTTTGGCTCCCATGAATATGCAGTATTGAATATTTCATTGTCACTCGCAAATGCTAAGTTCGGGTTTATTTGATCACTTAATGCCATTTTATATAATCCTTATGTTTAATATAAATATCAGCAAAGTAAAAAAGGTAGAACCTAAGTCCTACCCTTTATTTTAAATAATTTTACATGTTATTCTGGAAAGCTTGCTCCTGTTGGTTGAATATTGAAATCTAAGATTATAAACTCAGCCGTACGAGTCGGTTGCAAAAATAATTGACCGTATAAAATATTTTGATCAATTATATCAGACGTATTATTAGTTGAATCCATTACAACACGGAAAGCAGATAGTCCTTGCTGAGATTTTACTTGTTCTAAATAAGGATTAACAATGGCTAAGAATCGATTGCGAGTTGCTGTGGTATTTTGTTCGAATACTAAATACTTGGTTGCAGATGCAATATATTTTTTAACTTCAATTAACGCTCTACGCACACTTACACGGTCTAATGCACTTGGTCTTGCTTGTAAGGTCTTTTGTCCCCAAACACAAATACCTTCATTAGGGAAGTTTGCAATAGGATTAATACGAGCTGAATACAATGTGTCGCGCATCGTTTGTGATAAATTCACATAAGTGTCTGTTGCTGAGGTAATTCCTCCACGTGTCAAGCCGGCAGGCGCATACCATGGTGCACCAACTGCATCATTGAATGATATTACTCCAGGCATAACTACTGATGGTGGAACCCATACCGGAACATTCTTATCATTTTTAACGCGAACCCAAGGCCAATATGCTGCTGTATAATTGCTATCTAATGTAGTTAATTGATTGGTAACCGTTGTTAATGTATCAGTAAGTGCATTTGAATCCATTATGTAGAATGTGTCTTGACGTGTTTCACACAAGTTTCTTGCCGCAGTTGTTACATTGCTATGCAAACTATCAATAATACCTGGAGTGATCAACATGTTGATATCGTAATAATCTGCGTTAGCTAACAATGCAAATGCTTTATTATATGCAATTG